TTTGATAACGTAATTCCATTAGAGAAGTCGGTTGTATCAAAGGTAATAGGATAAGCAACAGTCGTACTAGCAGCAGTCTGGTCTGTTCCGTCTTGAAAAGCCCCATAAGGTGCAGAATCAGCAAAAGACGCACTAGAGATAGGAACAAACAAGATTACGCTATCTGGGCCTATCCTTCGGTCTGTCAAAGTGGTAGATGTTGCCCCACCAGTTGCCAGCGTCAAAGTTCCTGTGTTATTGGTCTTTCCGTCCATGATGCCACGGACTACTTCAGCCACAGCCCTCTGGTCACCACCAAACGCAGGTAGGCTTCTAAACATTAGCGAACCCCTTGTGGAGTTACATCCACATCCACAGAGATAGCGTTATTCCAATTGTCACCAGTAGGAGTCACTTTTAGCCTGTGGTATCTACCTGCACTTCTAAGTGGTACACGATTCTCTGAACTAGCCGCTACCGCAGTATTAAAATTCACACCTTGGTTTAATAGGGTACGAGAAGCAATAGCCACAGTTGCAGAGCCATTGTCAACAATAGGTCTAGCTAGGGTTACTACTGAGTTAGCACCAATATCCAAGTCACCAGTAGAAATCACGGCAGTTTGGTTAGCACCTGTAAAACTCATTACCCGAGTGGCTAAAGTACCACCCAAGAAGTATTTACCGCCAACAAACAAGCGAGAATCTAAAGAAGTTGTTAAGGCATCAATAGAGGCAGAAATACTATCTAGTTGCTCAAGCGTTACAGACGATGTAGAGGCTTCAGACAGGTAGTCTGTACCTGCATCACCATAAGTCCACTTCTGAGTCTTAAAGTTGTAAATCAGTACGCTTCTGTTTCCGTTAACAGTCTTGTAATTCCAGATTACAAGTTTGCGGATAGGGTCAACGGCAGCAGACATAGTTCCATAGTCGGAGTCTGAAGCGTCATCAATAAAGAATCGGTCAACTTTTTCTGCGCCTATAGATGTGACATTTTGTCCGTCACACATATAAAAACCATCGTCAGATAAGAAGAATGTTACGCCTTGGTACTGAGCAATTGAGCCAGATACCATGCAACCCTTACCACGAGAGATGTTATCAAACTGGAAAATAAACGGAGTACCAACATAACTCATTCGGTGAATGGCTCGCTCTAAAAAGACAAGACCAAACTCACCACCACGGATTCCCATAATCTGACCACCATCAGGAATGTCCTGATAATCGGACTGAGTGTTTACATTCTCTGTCCAATCTGTCTCGTCATTTAATGCTGACCAACGAACACGATATTGTTGCTGAGTAGTTTCTAGCGTATTTGCACACACAACAAAGTCACGCACCACAGTAATAAACTTAGCAATAGGCGCAGTAGCCGATAAGTCAGCAAACGATGTAGATGTTCCTAGCGTCCATGCTTGGAGTTTTTCAGCATTGTTTGTAGAGATTACAGTCTTACCAAACTGAGTAAACCGAACCCTATCGTTAGCACCAGTTGTCATGCCTGACTTAACCTGTGTGATAGCACCAACACCACTTACTGTATAAATTCTGGTAGAGCCAGCCGCAAACAGGGCAGTATCGCCATTAGGTTGTTTGGCAGCATAAAGAGCAGTTAAATCTTCAGCAGCGTTACTAGATGAGAACGTAACTGGCGCAGGGAATGGGCCATAACCAATAGCCTGAGAAACCACGTTCTTAGCGTCAGTCAATGCACCAGACACGCTAGGTTGGTCAGGCATCCACTCACCAAAAGTTAATTTTGTCGTAGCCATGTATTACTTCCTTGAGACTGAATTGTCCAATCGTTGTCGTTAGCAGCAACTGGTGTCCATGTGTTTGTGTCAGCAGAAACAGCAGTCCAAGTATTTGAATCTGTGCTTACTGGTGTCCAAGTGTTGTCATCTACGACAACAGGAGTCCAGTTGTCACCAAGAATAACGCCTTTAGCCACAATCAATGCTAGACCTGATACCGAGGCTGCCCCTGCATATATTGCAGACGCACTAGCAAAAACAGAGGCTACACAATCAATACTTGCTACAGAGTCTCTAACTAAAATTGCTTCAGCAGTTACTGCTGCGTTTGCATCTACACTAGCAGAAGCATTTTGCTCACGGATACCAATTGCAGTTACTGTTGCGTCACCAGTAATACTTGCGACACCTTCAGCGACAAGACCACCATTTGCGACAACTAAAGCTACGCAAGTAACGGAGGCTACGCCATCTTTGAGGATACCGCCAACAGCAGTTACAGTGGTACTACCAGTGATACTACCACTAGCAAACTGGACACGAATAGCATCTGCGCTGACAGTAGCATTGCCATCAATAGCACCAGAGGCTAACTGCACCCTAGTCGCATCACAGGCAACACTAGCAGAGCAATCAATGCTTGCACTAGCGTATTGAACCTTGAAACCAGTTGCTGTAACAGTTGCTGAACATTCTACTGCCGCACTAGCACTCTGTACCCTTGTGCCACTAGCTGTAACGCTCGCAGACGCAGTTACAGACCCATAGGCATCCCATAGGGTTACTGAGGTTGTGTAGAGTGGACTATCGAGTGTGAGTGTTAAGTCATCAATGCTAGACTTTAAATTGTCTAGCGAGTCAATTGTCCACGGAGGCAGTAAGTCAGCCATCTCACGCCAAAGTGACGCTCAATGAACCAACAGCAATGCGGAACACATCGCCAGTTGCAATCGTTTTAGAAGCGTCTAGTGGTGAGTGATACAGCAAGTTACCTGCTGTAGAAGCATCACGGATTCCAATGTGTGTGATTGTTCCCCATGAACCGCCAGCTTGAGGAAACTCAATAGCTGCGGAGTTGGTAGAAGCACCATTGGAGGGCGCACCAAAAGTAATTGACTGACGAGCATAGCTAGTACCAGAACACTCAGTTCCAGTATCAGCATCTGTTGGGTCAGTTAAATAAAGTGCTAAGTACACAGTCGTAGGTGCTGTGTAGCTAGTTGCTCTCAACGTAACATTGATAAGAGCATTTTCTAAGTAGTTGGACATTTCAGCCATATTTTCACCTTGCAGTTAATTTCATTGCTAACGGAACACCAGAGTATTGACCTTCTTCATCAGACTTGGTGAGTGATGTGATTGCTCTGTCATACATAGAACCCCATGTATTGATTCGAGCATCGTTCATTAGATAAGGCTCTGCTTCAACCAATGCGCCATACAGCAAGCCATCAGGTGCAACATTTAGAAAAACATTAGAAACATTACTGCTTGACAGATATGGAGGCGCAGCAAAGTAAAGCATCTTTAGCGTATAGATGCCATCAGGTGCAGGTGCTAATTGAAACTCACTAGCAAGAATTGTGTAAGACAATGGAACACCAACTTCTGATGTTCTTAGGTCATTAGATAACGATGATGGGCTAGAGTAACTCAATGGTTGAATTGGGTTAGTCATGACAACAAAGTCACGAATCTCTAAGAAGTCGCTAGGTAGTTCTACAGTTGCATCACCAGAAACTGTGCTAGTTGTTACAGACTTGAGCATCTGACGAATACGCAGTTCTCTACGCAAACGATTCTCAGCCAAAGTAATGAAGTCTGGAATGATGCTTGTCAAGTCAGACCTAGCTAAGTAATTAGCTATTGAAGTCTGTAAATCAGAGTAGGTAGCAAAACTCATACAACTCCTGTCCTAGTGCGCCATGCACGATTCATTGGGTCATTTAACCAAGCAGCAAAACGCTTGTCATCTAGTACAGCAAAGCCACGCATGATTCCAGCTTTGTTCAAGTCATCAATAACTGTCATAGGAATAGACGCAACCTTATTACCAAATAACTGGTCAGACCATCTTGCTCTCTCGTCATACGAGTTATATTCTTTTTTGTTCTGCTCAACAATGTCAGAAACATCCTGACGAGTCTGAATAACAATACCGCCTTCACCATCAGCGTGAACAGCACTTTGTCTAAAATTGTTAGGATTTTGCATAGCCTAATTCTATCAGTTTGAGTAGAAAAGAAAATGCCCCAGATGTTTAAGTCTGAGGCATTTTTTGGGGTTACCTTAGATTAAGGTGTGAGGTCAGCCAAAATGCCGTGAGCAGCTTGGTTTTTAACTTCCAAGGTGTACTCAGCCAACAATTGTGTGCTTTCGTTGTCACCAGTAACAGCCAACTCATTGGTCTGGAAGGGACGCAGATAAGCAATAGCAGCCATGTCAGGGTCAAGCACAAACGCTGTTTCATCACATGAGTTAGTGGAAGTCATGAACCTGTTGGGAACAATTGAGATTGCACCGAAATCTGACAGGTAAACATCCGCAGCCGAAATGATGGTTGTAGGCGCATTGCTAGGGGCCATGAAACGCTGTGCAGCAATACCAGTGAAGGCAGAAACCAACTGCTTGTGAGCAGGGTTAACCATCAACACTTTAGGATTGCCACCAGCAGCGTAAACGCTCTTAACAACAGATTGCAACAAGGCTTCTGTGAAAGTGCGGTTTGTGCCGTTTACACGAGCAGTTGTACCCAAAGAACCAGCAACACCATCAGTACCGCCAGAGTAGTTTGTGTTCAACCATGCTTGCAAACCGCCCAATTTACGAGCAGTAGAAGAATCACCATTCGCAGCAATCTGGTTGCTCAACAATGAAGTTTCCATGTCACGCTTAATTTCGCTGGATGCTTTAGCCAACTGATAAGCCTTTTCAGACTTACGACCAGCTTTGTCAACTGACTGCAAAGTGCCAGAAATCTTGATAGTTTTCTGTGCAATCTGAGTGCGGTTACCAACACGAGTTGTAGGAGACATAGTAGCGTCAGATGCTGTTGCACCCTCAACTGCATAGTTAGACAAACTAGCGGCTGCCAGAGAGTCAGTCTGCCACTCGTGCAAAACAGCAGTAGCTTTAGTCTTGCCAATAGAAGACATAAAAGGTGTGTCTGTAGGGCTGATGTTATAGATAACGTCAGAAAGGTCTTCACGCATACCGATTGCGGTATATGTTTGATAGGTAGCCATAATTTAATACTCCAAAATTTAAAAGAATCGTTCAAATGCTTTAGCAGCGTCTGAGACTTTTCCTGTCTCACGCAACCTCTGCATAACCTGTTTATCCTGTGAATTCCTTGTAGGAGGCGCAGAAGTCCCAGAACGCATCATCTTGGGAGCAGCTTGAAGTTTCTTGGTTAACTCTGGCTTGCTCTTTTGAAGTTGCTCATACTTCATTGCTTTATACAATGTATGCACAGCACGACTGTCATATACAGAACTGAGTTCTTGGTCAGACCATCCAACAGACTTCGCATAGTCACGGATTTGTTTCCGTACCGCATCACCCTGTGGTGTCGCTAACTCAGGAATCAGACTAACTAGCTTCTCAGATTCATTACGGAGATGGTTTTGCAAAGAGGCTTGTTGCTCGGCTTGTTGCTGTTGGGCAATGCGTTGCTGTTCATTCCTGACTACTGCTAACTGCTTCTCACGTTGGCTCTGTTCAGCTACCGCTACCGCATAACCGATAGGGTCTGTTTCCTTTAAAACTTCTAAGTCCACACCCTGATGTTGCTGCGTAAGGAAGCTATCCAACGCTTGCAACTTCTGAGCATATGCCTGTCGCTCTTGTTTCACATACTCTAAATGATTACGTTCAGCTTCAATTGCCTTACGTTGTTCAGCTAGAGCCTGAGACTTTTTAGTGTAGTCCGTACCTTGTTGATAACCCTTGATAAGTTCGTCTAGTTCTACTTCGACTTCCTCACCAGATGCTTTGACTTTATATCTCTGCTTGGGTTGTTCTTCCTCGGATTCCTCCTCAGAATACTCAACTTCATCAGTCGCTTGTAGTTCTTCTGTTTGTTCTTCTGGTTGGCTATCACTAGCTCCGTCTGAATCACCCATTAAACTCTCAAACGCTGAAGCGGCTTGGTTTACATCTAGGCTTTCACTCCCATTAGGGTTGGTGTTTTCCATTTGTCATCTCAATAATCGCCAGAAACCTTCTGGA